CTTTGGTTGGCGAACCAGTTACAGGTGGTATCAGCACTGCTGATTTTGCAAAAACAGCCTCTGCTGCCATGCCCATAGCAGGACTCAGCGTAAATGATGTGCGAGCCACTGTGGCCTCAGTTGGCACCGCAACTGGACAAGACTTCAGTCAGTTTACCAATGCAGCGGGTGTGGGCAAGTTTGGATTTGACGCCACACAACTAGAAACAGCAGGTTTGGTCAAACCAGGCACCGCAAGTAAATTCCTCAGTCAAGGAGCCAATGAACTCACTGATGTGTTAAAAAGTCCCGCGGTGTGGACTGGCAAAGGCGGGATCAACAGTCTTGACGGGCTGTTGAGTAATCCAGCAGCTCAAAATTTGACCCAACAAGATTTAATGAGCAAAGGCATGTCAGTGGCCAGCCAGCTGGGCCTGCCGGTCAAAGAGTTGACTGCCAAAGATCAAGGCGGTCTGGCAGCAGTGTTCAGCAAAGATTCAGCAGCGGGCACAGACTGGATTCGAGGGCAACTGCCCGCAGACAAACAAGCTGAATTTGATAAACAATTTGCCGATGCAAAATTTGCTGTGGGCAGTGCTGATGAAAAATTGAATGACGCAATGTTACAAGAAGCGCCTCCTGGCGAAGCCACAGACACAGTGAATCGAGAAACACTGACTGCGGCCCTGGGACGAGTTTTTGGTAACGGCAAAATACCACCAATAGACTATAATGCCCCACCGCAGCCACCCGGACCGCTGTTTGCTGAAAACAAACGGTTGAAATCATTGGCCAAAGAACAACAAACTAAACTTGTTGAATTGGGAGGCAAAGAAGCCACCGCCAGCACTGCTGATGCGCTGATTGCACAATACGAATCTATTAGAAAATACCTGGAGAAATTGGCCAAAGATTATGCATCATTGCAAAAAGATGTAACTGGAAAACCCTATAAAGAATTCATTGCTGAAGTAGATGCCGGTGCGGCCTTGGTCCTAGCACTGATTGATGACATACGAACACTGTATTTGCCTAACCTGCGCAGAACCAGGGGTGGATAACCCATAAATATTGTCATGACCACATTTATCGGCTTCAACACCATCAATCAAAACAAAAAATTCACTCTGACTGATTTTGCATTGATTCAACGCGACCTATTGAACGCATTCAACATTCGTCAAGGTGAGCTGCCTGGTCGCCCAGGATATGGCACAGTGATTTGGGATTTTTTGTTTGAAAATCAACTGGAGCAACTGCAACAGGACATCAGAGCTGAAATACAACGTGTGTGCGGTGGCGATCCTAGAATACTGTTAAGTGACATACAGGTATTTCCCCAACTGAATGGCATGATGATACAAATTGCAATCACCATAGTCAACACCACCAATGCTGAAATACTCAGCATATTCTTTGATCAACAACAACGCAATGCCAGCTATGTATAACTGCGCCGTTTTTATTATCAATAAATAAAGCACGGACGAGAAAAACAATGGCCACAACCACAAGACAAACAGCGATATTTGGTGTAGAAGATTGGAAACAGATCTATCAAACCTATCGCGAAGCCGACTTTCAAAGTTATGACTTTGAAACACTGCGCAAAAGCTTCATTGATTACCTGCGTTTGTACTATCCTGAAACGTTCAATGACTACATTGAATCTTCAGAATTTATAGCCTTGCTGGATGTGATGGCGTTCATGGGTCAAGCACTGGCCTTTCGTACAGACCTGAACACTCGTGAAAACTACATAGACACAGCTGAACGACGTGATTCAGTTGTGCGTCTTGCTAACCTTGTGAGCTACACAGCCAAGCGCAACACAGCCGCTGAAGGTTTCCTCAAAGTATTCAATGTGTCGACCACTGAAAATGTTGTGGATTACAACGGCGTAAACTTGAGCAATGTCACTGTGAACTGGGCTGACCCTACCAACAACGACTGGCAAGAACAGTTCACAGCCATCATCAATGCTTCATTGGTAGACAGTCAAAAAATAGGTCGTCCAGGCAATCGTCAGACCATTCTGGGCGTGAGAACTGACGAATACGCAATCAATTTTGTACCTGGTTTCTTGCCAGTGATTCCTTATTCGGCCACAATAGACAATGTGAACATGCCATTTGAAGCCATGACTTCAACGTCTGTGGGACGTGATTATGTGTATGAACCTGCACCTTCCCCCAACACAGTGTTCAACATGCTGTTTAGAAATGATCAGCTGGGCTTTCAATCAGCCAACACAGGATATTTTTTCTTGTTCAAACAAGGTGTGTTGCAGAATCAAGATTTTAACTTGGCTGAACGTGTGGCCAATCGCACTGTGGACATCAACATAGAAGGTGTCAACAACGAAGATCGTTGGTTGTTCCAGTTGGACAATGTGGGCAATATCAACAGACAATGGCAATATGTGGACAATGTGTACACAGCAGCCGCACAACGAGACAATGCATTACAACCAGTGTACTCGGTTACTTCAAGAGCCAATGATCAGATCACCATGGTGTTTGGCGACGGTGTGTTCTCTGAAATTCCTGTGGGCATATTCCGTGCTTATGTTCGTGCAAGCAACGGTTTGCAATACATCATCAACCCTGAAGAAATGCAAAACGTTGTGTTGCCCATCAGCTATACCGATCGCAATGGCAATTTGCAAACTATCACATTTACTTGCGGCATCACTCGTCCTGTGAGCAACAGTCAGGCACGTGAACCCATTGCTGAAATCAAACAACGTGCTCCTGCTAGATACTACACACAGAACCGCATGGTCAACGGTGAAGATTACAACCTCTTTCCGTACACTGCTTACAATTCAATTATCAAAAGCAAAGCATTGAATCGTGCGTCAATTGGCACCAGTCGTTATCTTGACCTTGTGGACAACACCGGCAAGTATTCGAGCACCAACACATTTTCAAGTGATGGCGGCCTATGGCGTCAAAACATTCTGCCTACCATATTGTTTTCTTGGACCAATCGCAACGACATTGCTGATGTTATTACCAATCAAGTTCAACCAGCCTTGATTGGGCCCACAGTCAAACAGTTTTACTACGAAAACTTTCCAAGAATTACTTCCACCACTCAACCAACAGGAATCACCTGGTTAGCGGGATACACTTGGAATCAAAGTACCACAATGGCCAATGAAACCACTGGCTATTTTAGAAACACCACTACCAGTGCCACATGGCCCAATGGCACACCCATTCCCATTGGTGTGACCACTACCACAATGTTTCAGTATGTGATACCTGGCAGCTTGATCAAGTTTGTGCCACCCACAGGTTACTACTTTGACCGCAACAACAGACTGGTACAAGGCACCGCCATGCGAGCCGACGAACGCATGGAAATTTGGGCCAGCCCACAACAGATCATTGGTGATGGGTACAATGGCGGCAAAGGCAATTTGCCTTCGGGTGCAGGACCTGTCACAATCAACAACTTTGTGCCCTCAGGCGCCATTGTTGACACAATTATTCCGCTGTTTGTCACAGACCTGCCCAACGCAGTAGAACAAGCCGTAACTGAGCAACTGTTGTTGTATCGCAATTTTGGTCTGGGTTATGACAGCAATGGCAGCATCACTGGCACACCTTACACCTGGTACATTATAACCAGCACCAATCTTGATGCGTATACCGGACCCAGTCATCCTGCTGCCTGGAGCCAACAGTACGCTGGCAATACCTCAGGTGCCAATCTTGATGCGTCTTGGATGATACAATTTGTGGTGCAAAATCAAAACTACACTATCACGTTCCGTGGACTGAGTTACAATTTTGGATCAGTGTTACAAACACGTTTTTTCTTCTACGAAGATCAACTGGTATATGACAGCCGCACAGGCACAATTATCAAAGATTTTATCAATGTGCTGGCGGTGAACACACAACCCAACAGCACACAATCACTACCTGGTGATATCTATACCACCATAATTGGACAGCCGGTTGAAAGCGATGGTTACGTTGATGACTTTCAAGTACTGGTAAGTTATCGAGACAGTGACAATGACGGAGTGCCTGACAATCCTGACTTCTTTGACGAGATCGTGGGACCAGCGTCAGCCTCAGGACCGTTTGTGTTCTTGCAACAAACTGTGGACTTTGACAATTTGCAACGCTACTTGTTGGTAGAACCGGGCATTGTGAATTATGATTATGCCACATTGGATGATATTGAACTGGCCAAAACTGAATGGACGCCAGGTCAAGTGTTTTATGCCTACACTGATCAAGCATTTTATCAACTCAGTATCTCAGTCACTGGTGTGAGAACTATTATCTCAGTGTCAGGATGGATTGCCAGAACTGGACGTCAAGCATTGTATTTTCAATATCGTCACAACTCACCACTGACCAACAGAATTGATCCTGGTACAACCAATATCATTGACCTGTATGTGGTAACTTTGAGCTACTACACTGCTTATCAAAATTGGTTGAGAGACACCACTGGCACTGTACCACAGCCAGACTTGCCCACAATTGATGAGCTGACCACAGAATATCAAAACTTACAAGACTACAAAATGATCAGTGACAACATCATTGTGAATCCTGTGATTTTCAAACCACTGTTTGGGCCCAAGGCGGCACAACAGTTGCGAGCCACAATCAAAGTTATTCGTGCGCAGAATTCAACAGCCAGCACCAGCGAAATCAAAAGTTCAGTGTTGGCAGAAATGAACGCATATTTCAGTATTGACAAATGGAATTTTGGTGATACTTTTTACTTCTCAGAGTTGGCAGCATACTTGCACAGACAACTAGGTACAATTATCAGTTCTGTGGTATTGGTACCACTAGACCAACAAAAGAGCTTTGGTGACCTGTACGAAATTCGCAGCCAGCCCAATGAAATTTTTGCCAATGGTGCAACCATTGACAACATTGATGTGATTGAAGCATTGACCAGTACCAATCTACGTACTGCCCCAGGCAGCGGAGTAATTTAATGGCACGTACAAGATCAGTTGATTTCTTACCACAAATTTTTCAAACTCCGGTCAACAAACAATTCTTGGCTGCCACTCTTGACCAAATGGTACAAGAGCCTAAATTTAAAAAGACTCAAGGCTTCATTGGGCGCACAGTGGGCCCTGGTGTCAACCCCAACGACAAGTATGTTGTAGAACCAGACAAAACTCGCCAGGACTATCAGCTGGAGCCAGGGGTCATCAGTCTTGAGCCAGATACCGACAACATCAAAAACGTCATAACATATCCTGGCATAAATGATGCCATTGGATTTCAAGGTGGCGATCAGGCCAGACCTGATCAACTGTACAACAGCGAGTATTACACTTGGGATCCTTTTGTAGATTATGATTCATTTGTAAACTTCAGCCAATATTTCTGGGTACCCACAGGTCCACAAACTGTGGAAATAAACACCGGCGGAATACCTGCCACTGACAATTTTGAAGTCACAAGAGAAAATGGTGTTTACACATTCTCTGGAATTACCGGCAACAATCCCACAATTGATCTTGTGCGCGGCGGCAACTACACTTTCCAAGTGGCACAAAATACCAAAGAAACTGTGAATTATCGGGTGACCAACAGTGGCACCAGTTCATATCTAATAGATCAACTGCCCAATCCAACACTGACGTTGGCACGTGGTAACACTTACGTGTTCAATCTCACTCTGAGTGCGCCATATCCTTTTTGGATCAAAACTGCCATAGTACAAGGCACCGGCAGTGCGTACAATTCTGGAGTCACACGCAACGGCAGCGCCACTGGGTTGGTGACATTTACTGTGCCTCAAGATGCTCCTAACACTTTGTATTATGTGGCCGAAAATCAATCCAATTTGTATGGTACATTGAACATTGTTGATGGTACTCCAGGCACTGGTCCAGGATTTTGGATTCAAACCAATCCAGGTACGTCGGGAGTTTTGCCTTACACACCCAATATTAGTGATCGAGACGTTTTGGGCGTGGCCAACAACGGAGAAGATCTTGGTGTAGTCACTTTCAATGTGCCGCAAAGAACAGCGCAACAATTTTATTATGACCTAACAGATGTAGGTCCAATCGATTTGTTGACAACATTGGATTTTGATCAAATTAACAATCAACCCTTGAATGAGTTTATTGCAACTTACAATGGTATTGATGGCGTCACTTACCTTGATGCTCGCACTTTGGTATTTGTAAATGACACAGACAACGGATGGGTACAAACTACATTTTTTGATCCCTTGCCTAGATTAAACTCATTCAATGGAAAAGTTGGCAGCTACGATTCCATTGACTTTGATTTAGCAACCACGGTGCCATTGGCTGATCGATATCAAGTGTGGCAAATAAACATTGTTGACCGCGAAGGTGTGGACTACATCAGTCTAGCAAAAATCAGCAATGTCAATCCCAATGAAAAGTTTACTGTGCTTTATGGCGCCACCTACAGTAGCACCAGCTGGTACAAACTTGCCACAGGATATTTCAAACAAATTCCATTGTTGACTGCCGTGCTGGACGAGTTGTATTATCAAGACGGTACAGATCCAGAAATATTTGGCCGCATTAGATTACTAGAACAAACTGAATCCAATACAATTTTTATTGATCAGATTTTAGGTCAGACCAGTTACACATCTCCTAATGGTGTGGTGTTTACTAATGGATTAAAAGTCAAATTCACTGGAGACATTTTGCCTGCTAGTTACGGATCGGGCACATCGTCAGTCACCTGTACGGACACAGTTGGTGGGTCTAATTATATCACGTGCGAAACCACTGCTGGTTTGTACGAAGGTGAACAAATTATATTCAATGCCAGCACCTTTGGTATTGTTGCAGGTCAAACTTATTACATCAAGTCAATTAGTGCAAATGGCGTGCAATTTTCAATATCCACCGTGGAAGGTGGAGCAGCAGTAGCACTAGGTACTGGCGCCTACCAAGTGGCTGCTACAGCATTCAGTTTGAATGAATACTATGTGTCAGGAGTAGGCACAGCAATTGAATTGCTGCCGGTTAGAAATTTTGTCACGCCAGAAAGCTATGTAGAAGATGCCAATGACAGCACCATTGCAACTGAACCTGATCAACTGGATTACCTCACCATTGATCGAGCAAGTCAAGATCTAAATCCTTGGACTCGTAGTAATCGCTGGTTCCACATAGACGTACTTCAAGCCACTGCCAGTTATAACAACACCGTGGCTGATCTCGACAACAACTATCGAGCCAAACGTCCCATCATCAGTTTTAGGCCAGGTATCCGACTGTACAACATGGGCACCCAGGGCAAACAACCAGTTGACATAATTGACTTTGCTGAAACTGATGCACTCAGCAACATTGAAGGCAGCACTGGATATAGCACAGATGGATACACACTGGTTGATGGCAGCAGAGTAATTTTTGCTGCTGATCTTGATGCCAATGTGCGTGACAAAATTTATATCGTGCAATTTATCACGCCAGACACTGTGCCGCCATTGATTGCACAACCCATAATTCATTTGGTGTTGGCCAGTGATGGCGAAGTGCTGTTGGATCAATCCACAGTGTGTTTGTACGGCAACACCAATCCCGGCAAAACATTTTGGTATGATGGTATTGAATGGACGTTGGCACAACAAAAGACCGCTGTCCAACAAGCACCACTGTTCAACGTTTATGATCTGAATGGCATCAGCTTTGGCGACAGAGCCACATATCCATCCAGCACATTTGTAGGCAGCAAGTTGTTCAGTTATGCAGTGGGCGACACCACTATATTAGATCCTGTGTTGCAATTTCCTTTGCAGTATCTCAACATCAACAACGTTGGTGATATTGTGTTTGAAAACAACCTGTACAAAGATACATTTTTGTATGTTGAAGACAATGTGTCAATCACCACAGACATCAGCTCAGGCGCTGCAAGAGAGTATGCTGATAGAACAATTTATAAAAAATTGATTGGATGGCAAACAGCCGCGGCTACCAGTCAGCAGTACCAACAATTTAAATTTACCTACACTGGGCAAACACTCAAGCTGGACATTGCAGTGGGCACTGCCACAGTGATGCCACCTTTGAAAATTTATGTGGGTTCTAATTTTATAAAACCAGAAAAGTACAGTTACACTCTGGGAACCAATAGTACAACCATTACTCTGGTAGACACATATCTACCAACTGATATCATTGAAGTGTTGGCGTTAAGTGATCAAACCAGTGCTACAGCATTTTACCAAGTTCCAATTAATTTAGAAAACAATCCGCTGAACGGCAACAGCCCAAGTTTTACACTAGGCACCATTCGTACTCAATATGAAAGTATTTGTGAAAATTTATCAACCCTGATTGGTCCAATTACCGGTGCCAACAACACTAGAGACCTGGGCAACATAGTACCTTATGGCCTGACTATTTTGCAACAGAGTTCTCCGCTGACCTTGGCTGGGTATTTTTTACGCAGTGAAAAATTCAACATATTTGCCAGCTTGCAGTACAACAGCAACGAATATTTGAAATTCAAAGGACAGATGTTGAATGTTGTCACACAGCAGACCATACAAGAATCAGACACCACTAGTGAAGTGCTTGATACTGTAATGGCAGACATCACCTTGGGTCGCGTGGAAGCACAGCCGTTTTATTGGAGCGACATGCTGCCAGCTGGCATGGTGTATCAGACTACCACATACACAGTGTCAAACACCACGTCAGATACATTTGATACCATACAAGTTTACAACTACACATCAGCCAACTATCTTGGAATGAACGTGTATTTGAACAATGTGATTCTCACACGAGATCTTGATTATGTTGTGGCCACAGATGGTCCACGCATTACAATTTTAACTGGTCTTGTCATGGGAGATGTGTTGTTGTTGCAAGAGTATTCTGCAACATATGGCACATTTGTTCCAAACACTCCAACCAAAATGGGCTTGTACCCAGCGTTTCGTCCTGAAATTGTTGTGCAGAAAACCACCAATGGCACACAAACAGTTATTGTGGGGCATGATGGCAGCATTACAAAAACATTTGGAGACATACGTGACCAAGTGTTGTTGGAATTCGAAACACGGATATTCAACAATTTAAAATTGGACGGAAATCCTGTTCCAATTGAATTGGCCGATGTCATACCTGGACAATTTAGAACCACTGGTTACAGCATAGACGATATCAACACCATTCTGGCCACAGACTTTTTGAGTTATGTGGCCTGGAACAAACTGGATTACAAAACACAAAACTATCAAGTCAACAATGAGTTTTCTTGGAACTACAGCGGTAGCCAAAGTCGACTGGATAATGATTTTTTGCCTGGTGCCTGGCGCGGTATCTATCGCTACTACTATGACACACAACAACCTGAAGTGACTCCGTGGGAAATGTTGGGCTTGAGTATCAAACCACTTTGGTGGGACACCTTGTATGGTGTGGGCCCTTACACACAAGACAATTTGGTATTGTGGGATGACATAGCGGCAGGATACATTGCTGATCCTATCAATCCAAGATTTGTACCAGCATATGCTCGTCCAGCATCGTACACATCAACCGATCCCGCTGATCCAACATATGCTGGGCCACGCGAAGGTGACTGGACCACAAGTCCTTACAGACAAGGACCATATCCTCAGTTGCAACCAGTGGTGCCCACCGGTGACGAAGGTGAGTTGTTGAGCCCATTCAATGCTGTGGTAGGAACATACAACGATCAAACATTCCGTAAGAGCTGGAGCATTGGCGACGGCGGCCCAGTAGAAGCGTCATGGTGGAATAGCAGTGCATATCCGTTTGCAGCCATGCGACTGTTGGCGTTGACTCGTCCTGCCAAATTTTTTGCATTGTTTGCTGATCGTGACTTGTACAAGTACAATAACGATTTTGACCAATATCTCTACAACAATCGTTACAGATTGAATGCTCGAGACATTGAAGTCTACGGCAACGGAGTCAGCAAAGCCAGTTATATCAATTGGATTGTGGATTACAATCGTCAAAGCGGATTGGACAGCACAAAAGAACTCACTGCGGATCTTGATTTCCTTGACGTAAGACTGTGTTACAGAATGGCCAGTTTCAGTGACAAACAGTACATTAAAATTTACACTGAAAAATCCAGTCCCAATTCGGTCAATACCACACTGTTGATTCCTGACGAAAGTTACGATCTTGTGCTGTATAAAAATCAGCCGTTTGATCGTGCCAGTTATTCTGCTGTGGTAATACAAAAAGTTGTGGGCGGATACGCTGTGTTTGGTTACAGTACCACACAACCATTCTTTAACGTGGAACAAAGCCAGTTCACGGGGCAATTACAAACCTACGATGTGGCCGGTATTACAATTCAAGTTCCTACTTTTTACACTGGCACGGTCACACAAGTTCCATATGGATACATCTTTGCAGATGAAACTGCGGTCAGTACTTTTTTACTAGGATACGGGCAGTATCTAGAACGTCAAGGTTTGATTTTTGATGACGTGACCAACAACTATATTCTAAGTTGGAGTCAGATGGTCACAGAATTCCTGTACTGGAGCCAACAAGGTTGGGATGACAATGCCTTGATCAACCTCAATCCACTGGCATTTAGATTACAGGTAACTCGCCCACAAGCAGTGGTTGACAGCGTGGTAGCACAAACCAGTGAAAACATTATCCTAGATCAAAATCGTCAAGAATTGGCCACTCGCAATCTTGTGATCACACGCATTGACAATACCTTCATAGTAGAGCCTGCAACAGATCAAACACTCAGTCAAATTGATTTAAAATACACCTCTTATGAACACATGATAGTGTTGAACAACGCCAGTGCGTTTGGTGACTTGATCTATCAACCCATAACTGGCGCACGTCAAAGCAGACTGACACTAATTGCTGCCACCACTACTGAGTGGAATGGTTCAGTTGACGCCCAAGGTTTTATTCTCAATCAAGACAATGTGCAAGACTGGTCTCCATATCAAACGTATACCAAAGGCCAAATTGTAAAATACAAAGGTGCCTATTGGTCAGCAGCCTACATTGTGCAACCCACAGAAATATTCAATGCCAACGACTGGTTGGCCAGCGACTATACACAAATTGAACTGGGATTGTTGCCCAACTTGGCCAACAAAGCCAATCAACTGCAAAACAGTTACAACATCAACACAGCCAATCTGGACAGCGACAATGATTTGTTGAGTTACGGCCTGATTGGCTTTAGACCACGTCAGTACATGGCATCATTAAATCTTGACGATGTCACACAACTCAATGTATACAGACAGTTCTTGGGATCAAAAGGCACCATACTCAGTGCTGAATTATTTTCACAGGCCAATCTTGGCAAGGAATCAGCAGACTACAACATTTATGAAAACTGGGCGGTACAACGTGCAGTATACGGCGCCAATGCCAACCGCAGTTTCTTCCAATTACGATTGAATCGTGCATTGCTGGACTCTAATCCCAGTCTTGTTCAAGTGGTCTTGCCACAACAGACCAGCAAAGCAGATCAAGCTGTTTTGGTATCAGACATCTGGAGACAAAGCTACAATATAACATCTCCCGAAATATTACCAGTTACCACAACCCTGCCAACAGATTCTGCATTGCCCACAGCAGGATATGTGAATTTAGATGATGTTGATATCACAGTATTTGATATCAATGATACTTTTAGTTTGGCTGCCAACCTTGATGCTATTGGTGTTGGTACCAATATTTGGGCAGCCAAAATTAATTCTTTCAATTGGGCCATTTATCGAGCACAATCAGTGCCAGGTATTATTGCTCACGTGTGTGACAACTTGGATGGCACCAGCTTGGTAATATTCTCTGAACAGCACGGACTCAAAGTCAATGACAAACTGATAATCAGATTCTTTGACGCCGAAGTAAACGGAGTTTACACTGTGTTGTCAAGACCCAGTCTTGACAAGGTCACTATTGCATTTAGTTTTACCGGTGACCGAACAGTGGTCAATGGAGTTGGTATTGGATTCACATTAGAAACACAACGTGTGTCACAGGCCAGTGACGTGTTGAATTTGCCTTATGCCAATACTATTCGACCAGGAGCCAAAGTTTGGGTAGACAACAATGGTGCTGATCTGTGGACAGTGTTAGAAAAACAAGAAGTATTCTCCGGCATCTCTGAACTGGCACCTGTGGAAGTAGACGAAGGTGAACAATACGGTAGTAGTATTGCCCAGGCACAAAATCGTACTGCTGCCTTGGTTGGCAGTCCAAGATATCGATTCCCAATAGGGGCCACTCAGTGGAGTATTGCAAACACCTATGCCACAAATGACATTGTGTTTGTGCTGGATCCTGTACAAACTGAATTTTTCCAAGCTGTACAACCAGTACCTACCAGTCCTCCTGTGCCAATCTCCAATACTGCATACTGGACTCCGTACTCATTGAGCAGTTTGCCGCGCAAGGGTGGAGTGTATGTGTATGTGAAGAGTGACAGCAATGTGTACTCACCAATTTCGCCTCTGGCACCGTTGGACGCTGTGCTGACTCTGGATCGATTGGATGTCAGCGGTGGTGCATTCAATGGACAAACGGCTGCTCGCGGGTATGGTACCAGTGTAGACTTTGGCAATCAGACCTGGGCAGCCGCTGGTGCACCAAACAGCCTGGGTTCCACTGGACTGGTGGACAATGGTTATGCCACAGTAATCTATCGAGATCCACAGTTGGCAAGACCTGGACAAATTCCCTATGGCCAATGGCAGTTGTTGACCAGTCCCGGTTCTCTCACAGTCGCAGAAGAATTTGGCTACAGTGTATCAGTCAGCCTGGATGAACGTTGGATGTACATTGGTGCGCCCGGTGTTAACTCTGTGTACGCATACGGTCGAGTAGACTGGGAAAATCAAAGAGTGCAGGCACTGGGTGATGGTGTTACTACCACATACGCTATTAGCAGTGCGATTCAAATTGATGCCAGCACTCAATTGACTGTGAGCGTGGCCGGTGACGAACAGTTCCTTGGCACAGATTACACAGTGGTTGATTCATTGTCCGCAGTTAAATTTACCACAGCCCCTGCTGAAGGTGATGCTGTTGAAATTTTGAGAACCAGTCGCGAGTTACTGGATTATCAAACATATTTCAATGTGGCAGGCTCGGGGGGATCAGGCTCAGGAGTTCAATTTGACATCACTCGTGTTAGAGGTACAGTACAAGTTTTTCTGGCTGATGGCGGAACTGGATATACTGCTGGCGATGACATAACTATTCTTGCAACCAGTTTTGGCGGCGGGACCAGTCCTGCTAATGACATTACACTAACTGATGTAACTATATCAACTGGCGGTGTGATTACAGCCTGGACTAGCCTCACATACACCCCACCTGCATTGGCCACGGTGTTTTCGTTGAATGAATATTTGTACACCGCCAACAACATCAACAGTTTTTCAGTGTTAGTCAACAATACATTACAACGTCCCAATATTGATTATACATTCAGTACCGTCACAAAAGATTTGACATTTGTCAACAGTCCAGCAGCTGGATCAACTATTCTTGTGAGAGCCGAAGGGTATTTTGTATATTCAGGCACCATAGTCAATCCAGCCAGCACAGCTGGCAATAGATTTGGGCACAGCGTCAGCACCAGTACCGATGGACGTCAGGTACTGATCTCTGCTCCGTATACCACTGTTGATACCAATGCTGAGGCAGGCACAGTGTATGTGTACGATCGTGACGTACAACGATTCATATACGGAACAGATGGATCTACTGTGACATTTACTGTGTTGGGTACAGTGTCAGCACCAGTCAGCGTGTTGGTCAACAATGTGTTTTTGACCAATGAATTGGATGCAGCGCCAGGCGCGACCAACACATTCTCTGTAAGTGGTAACATTGTCACAATCAACGGTGATTTACAAATTGGTGACATAATTGAAATTGAAACCAATGCGTTCAGCTTGGTACAAACAATAAATCAAAACACAGTTGAAAAGTTTTCAAACTACGGATACGCCACTGACCTGTGTCAATATAATTGTAGCCTGTATGTGGGTGCGCCCAACAGCAGTGTGCAAAATTTCAAAGGTGGTGTGGTAGAACGCCAAGTAAATCAAAGTCGTGCATACGGTATTATCACCGCTCTCAATGCCAATCCCGCCCTGACCAGCGGCAATACCATACGTGTGAACAATCAAGATGTTGTTGTGCCATCTGCATGGAATAGCGCATCGACCTACTCCACAAACACCATTGTTTACAATTACAGTTCTGCCACAACAGTGACAACAATTTACGTGAGTTTACAAAGTGTACCAGCTGGCACTGCACTGACCAACACATCTTATTGGAACACTGTCACAACAACCATGATCACTGCCAGTGGACAGATTCGTGCGTTAGCAGCACAAATCAATGCGGATGTGCCCAATGTCAATGCCACAGTTGACGTCACCGGGTATTTGACTTTGGCAGTAAAAAATTCATCGGCAGCGCCAGTGGGAGACAAACTACAAGTGGCGCCTGGGTCAATTGGAACCACATTTGATGACATTGGTTTTGACACATTTGTGTTTACACAAACTATTTTGAGTCCATATCCTGTGGACTTTGCTGGTTTTGGCACCAGCTTGAACATTGATGACACAGCCGTGAACCTGGTGGTAGGTTCACCACGGGGCACGTTGTATTTGATCACATTATTTGATGTCATTACCAACACTGACGGCAACACAGTAGAAACTGATTTTGACGAAGGAGCTACTGATTTCTTTGATCAGACCATACAAAGTGGTGCAGTGTACACTTATGATTTGCTGTCAAGTTCAAGTTCTTCTGTGGCCAATCCTGACAAATTTGTGTTTGGACAACAAATCAGCAGTACAAACATAGCATCATATGATCGATATGGAACTGCTGTGAACTACACTGACGGCGTGCTGTTTACTGGTGCGCCAGGCAACGAATTTGGTGACAGCACACTCAGTGCCAACTATGGTAGAGTGTTTGTTAGTGTGAATCCTAACAGGGTGCCTGCATGGACTGCACTAAGAGTTCAGCAGCCTGTGGTTGATATTAGACTGTTAAATTCTGTATACAGCTATGATCGTGTGACTTCAGCGGTGACCCAGTACTATGATTTCTTCAACCCATTACAAGGCAAGATACTAGGAGCCGCACGTCAAAACTTAGACTATATTGGTGCAATTGATCCAGCCAGCTACAACATAGGTCCTGTAAATATTCGTGGAACGACCTGGGGCGCAGGATATGTGGGCGAAACATGGTGGGATACCAGTACAGTGAGATTTATTGACCCTGGCCAAGATGATATTGTGTATGCAAGTCGTCGTTGGGGGCAAGTGTTTCCAGGCAGCACAGTGGATGTGTATCAATGGGTAGCAAGCCCAAACCCACCATCCGCCTATGTTGGCGAAGGCATACCATTTAGTTCAGTCAGCTATGTAGTGAACACTGTGTTGAGTCAAGCTGGCATTTTCAACACTGAATACTATTTCTGGGTACGAGGAATAACCGCAACTGCCACACAAAAAGGCAAAACCTTGCCCATCAGCACTGTGGCCAACTACATTGAAAATCCCCGAGCAAGTGGTATAACATACATTGCTCCTATCAATGCCAGTACCATTGCACTGTACAATGCAACCGATTACATAGAAGCTGAAGATACCATCATCAGCATTGAGTTTGACAAAGAATTCAACAATGATAACGTTCACGTTGAATATGAATTGATTGCTCAAGACAAAGCAGACGGCTGGCTCAGCAACAATTTGTATCGAAAACTGCAAGACAGTTTTTGCGGTGTAGACACTGCTGGTAATCTTGTGCCAGACGTGAATCTTGGCCCAGCTGAGCGATATGGAGTGCAATTCCGTCCAAGACAAAGCATGTTTACGGATAGATTTGCAGCACTAAAAAATTACCTAGTCCGTGCTAACACAGTGCTGGCTCAGTATACCATATCAGAAAATCGCACATTCGTGCTGTTGAACAGCCGCGAATTTGAACCCAGTGCCACAACAACTGTGAATGGTGTGACCACTGTTAATTGGAACACCCGTGTGGCCAACTTGGAAATTTTAGGATTCCAAAAGATCGAAGATGTACCGCTGGGATACAAGTATTTGGTAGCAACAGACTCTAGAAATCGCGGGTTGTGGACAATTTATCAAGTGATAGAGACCACCCAGGTCAGTGGCACTGTTAGAGAACTGCAACTGAATCGTGTGCAAAATTATGACACACGCCAGTACTGGAGTTATATCAATTGGTATCGACCTGGTTACAACAGCAGTGCTAAGATCATTGCTGAAGTTGCTAATTTTGCCGCATTGTCCACATTGAACGTGGCAGTAGGCAGCAGTGTAAAAGTCACAGCCAATGGTCAAGGAAAATTTGAAATTTATATACGCACTGTGACTGGCTATGAGCGTGTGGGCCTACAAGATGGCACCATAGAATTCTCAGCTGAATTGTGGGACTATGCACTGGGACGATTTGGATTTGATGTTGAAGTATTTGATGCTCAATATTTTGACCAAGAGCCTGTGATTGAAACACGAAAAATTATTCAGGCCATCAATGAAGAATTGTTTATTGATGACTTGTTGATTGAACGTAATCGTGCATTGACACTGATGTTTAATTTTGTGCTGAGTGAATTTGGTGCTCCTGAATGGCTGGTAAAAACTTCATTGATTGATGTCGAACACAGAATTCGTGCGCTGTTGCCATTCCAAAATTACAGTCGAGACAATCAAGAGTTTGTGCTGGACTACATTCAAGAAGTCAAGCCTTACCATGTGTCCATTCGCGAATTCAATCTGCGTTACAACGGTGCTGATGAGTTCTTTGGAGATATGACTGACTTTGATCTACCAGCCTACTACAACACCGCGCTGGACATGCCACAATTTACCAGTCCCATACTGTTGCCGTATAACCATGGCACAGCATTCAACTCAGAAACCAATAATCTTAGTGATTTGTCGTCAAGTTCCACAGTGTGGGCTGACTGGCCTTACAGCCAATGGTATAACAATTATTTGTTGGCTGTGGGTTCTGTAGTCATAGTTAACACAGGGTCGGGGTATAGTTCTCCTCCAACAGTGATCATCACTGCCAACCCTAATGACCCAGCACCAACAGAAGCCGCTGCTGCCACAGCGGTACTAAATGGTGCTGGGCAAGTTGTTGCTATTAATGTTACAAATTCAGGTTCAGGATATAGATCAACTCCGACTATAACATTCGACGGAGGATTACCAGGAACAGGCGTTACTGCATACCCCCGAATGACCAATGATGTTGTGCGACAATTCCGTACAGTAATCAGATACGACCGATTCCAATATCAAACAGCAGTACAAACTTGGAGTTCTGATGGTACCTACGAAAATGGTACCCTGGTACGCTATGACAATCGTGTGTGGTCCGCTGCCAATGCTGACGGCAGTTCGGCTGTGGTAGGACCCACATTTGACCTAGAAAATTGGCAGGAAGTCAACGCTGCAACTTACGTTTATCCTGGTAGTAATCAACCCACTGGATTGACCGGCGTTGACCGTACCATGGGTTTGTACGTGCCAGGAGTAAATTCCCCAGGACTAGAGTTGCCATTGTTGGTAGACGGAGTTGATTACCCTGGCGTACAAGTCTGGGGAGAATATTTTGCAGAAACACGCCGTCTGGACGCTGACTATCAAAGTGAATTTGCTGACATTTATCTTGGCACACGTTTCAGTGATATCAACGTAGATGGTGGAGAATTTGTTGGACCTTACGAAGGTCACGCACCCGAAGAGTTGGTCAATGGAGCTGAATACGACACCATGGACATGCGCATTTACACACGTCCGGGGTCAGATTGGACCTTTGACGGACATGGATTCCAGGTCAGCACTGTTCGTTATACATATACCCCAGCAATTACTGATACCTACAGCTGGGCCAACGTAGTTCAAAATGCTTATCAAATTGTTGTGACCAATTTAACCACTGGGAATACATTAAGTGAAGATATCAATTACACTGTTAACTGGGCCAATCAAACTATCACTGTTATTTCCAACGTTGCTGACGGAGCATTGATCAACATTGATGTGTATGAAATCGGCGGCGGCAGTCAACTGTATAGAGGCAATTTTGTTGGCGAGGATGTCATAGCAGATGACAATACATTGTTGGTACCAGTGAGTTATGCACAAATGGTCCAAACATACGTGTTTATAAATGGACACTTGGCATCAAAGCCTATCTTGGCACCGTACACTGATAGCATACTCTGGAATCTAAACAACACATATCAAAGTCTTGACATTGTGTTCAATGACAATGTGCTCACCGTGACCGGTACTGATGGAGTGTACAATACAGTGACCTGTAACAATACATCAGCACTGACAGTGGGACAACCTATTGTGTTTTCTGGCACTGGGTTTGGTGGTATTGTGGTCAATCAAGAATATTATGTGCAGGCCATTGCCAATGGCACACAGTTCTTTATCAGCACTGAAGCAGGAGCCACAACACCAACAACCTTGACCACTGCGTCAGGTGCCATGACTGGCAATCCTCAAGGCACATATTATCGTGCTATTCAAACAGTGATTCCAGGAATCCAGTTGACCAATACTGATTATTGGTTGCCGTTTATTCCAACACAGCGCACCAAGGTAACAATTTCTGAAATATTGACTGCTACAGACGGCATTGCAGTTTTGGTGCTGGGCGACGCCGCCAGTATTGCAGTCAACGAAACAGTTGAGTCGGGTAATGTTGTAGTGTTGGCCGGCTCAGTCTCATCATTGGCTGTGGGGCAAACAGTTACTTTTTCGGGGTACAGTCTGGGAGGTTTACAAACTAAAACTGATTATCAGATTTTGACCATTAATGCCACAGCCAACTCAATTAGCATAACTGAAGATGGCTCTACTCCAGTTGCATTGATTGATGATCAGGCTGTGTGGACCGGAGAACTTGTTGCAAAATTTGTTCCTGTTGATTATAGATCTTGGAGTACTCCAGTATCAGAAACATTCATAGTTGACACAACCATTAGAACCAATGGATTTGTCACATTAGAAAACGTGCCCACAGGCACTAATCCCGCCAACATGATTGTTAACGTCAATGGCTTAAGAATAGTCGGACCGACAGACATACCGTGGATTGGCGATGGTACCACAGCCAGCTTTGGATTACCACAACGTCTGGGCACTAGCTTTTTGCAGTCTACTATCGATGCACCCAACGAAATACAAGTTTGGGTCAACAACGTGCTACAGAAACAATCATTTGGTTCTCAAATTGGAACTTACAGCGTGACCAACTGGGACGGCAGCAACACTCCCGGCCGTCAAGTAGTATTTGATACTCCACCAGAATCTGGTGATCAAATATTGATTGCAGTTTCTACACTGGCCTGGACAAGTTTTGCATATGACCCATCATCACCAGCCTTTACCAATGAATTGCAAATTGTACCTTTGTTGAATTTGGGTGACGTAATTGAAGTGATCACCTGGAACAACACCGGCCAACAAAACATTGCCACATTAACGTTCCAAGGTCCTGTGACAATTTCGGGCTCGGCCATTGTTCAAGCATACGATACCACAGACTATGACAGCCCTACATTGAATAATCCATTCCAGACACTGCCTGGTGAATTTGACTTCCAGGCAGGAACCGCAATAAACAGCAATGAGTTTGATTTGTTAAGAAACAATGTGATAGGCAGTCGTTTATGGGTCAATTTGGATGGTGTCAGATTGGTTGATGGGCGAGACTTTACTGTATCTGGACAATATTTGATCCTGGCGTCGGGCACAATAAACAACAGCCAACAGTTGGTGGTAACTGAATTTACCAACAGCGTGGTGCCTGATGCAGTAGAATTTAGAATATTCCAAGACATGCGAGGAGTACAAGCCACATACAGAATGACCCCAGCAACTACCACATCATTGGTGCAAGATCTCTCAGCCACAGCTGACATCATCTACGTTGAAAATGCTGCCGCACTGAGTGAACCCGACCTGCCCAGCGGTGTGTTTGGCCTGATTACCATTGGTGGAGAACGTATCATGTACAGAGCACGGGACACTGTGGCCAACACAGTTTCTGGACTCATGCGCGGTACAGCCGGAACTGCGGCTAACAGTCACTACGCGAATGAAGCAGTGTATGACATTGGACGTGGTAACTTGCTGAGTTCAACTTACCAAGACTATGTTGTGAGTGACAGTACCATGGCTGATGGATCAACCACAGTGTATTACGCACCCAATATCAATATTTCAGACTTTGGTGACAGCAGTTCAATATATACCGAAAGCATTGAAGTGTATGTGGGCGGTCAACGCCAATACAACTACAGTCAAACTCAAGCCACATCGCAATACCGCTATATTGTGACAGATTTTGGGCCATTGGCAATAGAATTCATTGTTGACAATGATCCAGTGAGTCCGCTGTTGCCACCAGCCGCAGGCAGCGAAGTCACTATCCTGCAACGGCGTGCATTGAGCTGGTATGAGCCTGGCGCAACCACTGCCAGTGACGGTGTTGCATTGCAAGAAACTGACACAGAGGCCGCAAGGTTTTTGTGCAACAGATAACACGGATAAATAAAAGACCATGTCAAACTCAGCACCAAAACAGTCAACAGACACACAGCAAAAAGCAACGCAGCCGCGCCGCCCCAATGAAACTGGATCTATCAGCGTTCAGGCACACATGCGAATTTTTGACCCAAAAACACAAAAAACTTATGTAGAGGGACGAGCATGATTCAGCCCGGACTGTGCAAAATTGAAGGGTTTGTTAAAATACATGACCCCGTTACAGGTGAAGTTCTGGTAGACAAAAAGAACGCCATTCATTACGAAAATATCAGTTTGGCCATGGCCCAGACCTTGAGCGATCGCAACACTGGTTATATCTACCAAATGGCATTCGGCAACGGTGGCAGCAGTGTAGATCCCACAGGTGTTATCACATATTTGCCCCCAAATACCACGGGTCAAAATGCTGACTTGTACAATGAAACCTATGCCAAAGTTGTGGACGACAATTCTGCAGCTGACACAGACCCTGAAAACAACAAAATGACCCCGTTGCACACCAGTGGCAATGTGTACAGCGACATTCTTGTGACCTGTTTGTTGGATTATGGCGAGCCGCCCGAACAGCAGGCATTTGATAATTCAACCAATTTCAATGGTGAGTATGTGTTTGACGAGCTTGGGCTGAAAACTTGGAATGGATCGGCTGATAATTTGCGCCTGATTACACATGTGATTTTTCACCCGGTACAAAAGAGTTTGAATCGTCAGATTCAAATTGACTACACCCTGCGTATACAGACGCTGAGCAACATAAATGCTGTATAAATATAAGACTAGGAACAGGTAACTGACATGGCATATACAATCAATCTAACCGACGGAACAGTTTTTGCAACTATTTCGGACGGTACAATTAATACATCAAGTTCGATGATCTTGGTGGGTAAAAACTACGCTGGTTACGGCGAATTTTTGGATGAGAACTTTATACACTTGTTGGAAAATGGGTCAAATACCACTGCACCCGCTGCCCCACTCACAGGGCAACTGTGGTGGGATAAAACCAATAACCTACTGAAAGTTTACAACGGTTCTATTTTTAAAACAATCTCAGCTGCCACTGCTTCCGCTACTCAGCCGGCCAGTAATGTCACTGGCGATTTGTGGTATGATACCACAAATCAACAATTGAAAGTTTGGACTGGTGCTGCCTTCCTGGTAGTTGGCCCAGGCTATACCAGCGCCCAAGGACAGTCTGGCGCAATTCCTGAAACAATTTTAAACAACGTTGGTGCCACACGTTATATCACCAGCCTGTATGTAAACAATGTGCGAGTGGCCATTGTATATGACGGCGCAAGTTTTACTCCTGAGGCTGCACTGCTGGCAGCCTTTCCTACAATTTATCCTGGTGTGACACTGAGCTCTTCAGTGTCAGGCGCTGTGTTTGCAGGCTCGGCCACCAATGCACAGTTGTTGGACAGTTTGGACAGTACATCTTTCATGCGGGCCGACGCCAACACAGCAACTACTGGTCGTTTGCAGGTGAACAATGCCAATGGTATCTATATTGGTACTTCCAATGTGGTCAACATCAGTCAAAGCTCAAATGATGGTATACTTGCCACTCCTGTGAGCACTGGTAACCTGATAATTCGCACCAATGTTAGTGGCACCACATACACAGTGGCCACTGCATTGGGCGCCAACGGTGCTTTTGCCATTGCTAATGCTGCTACAGTGGGTACCACACTCAGTGTAACTGGCAATACCACAGGCGGTAATTTACTCACTGGTGGTCAAGTTTCGGCCACTGGCAATATAACTGGCGCTAACTTTATTGGCAATGTGATTCCCCCTGCAGGAGGTGCTGTGAGCACAACTGGTAATGTCAGTGGCGGCAACATCTTTGCAACCGGGCTAATCAGTGCTGGTGGTAATATCACATCAGCTGCCAACGTTGCAGGTACTTACTTCATTGGTAACGGTTCACAGTTGACAGGGCTCAGCGCCGCAGTAGCAGTTACCAAATTTGTCAATGGCACATCAGAAGGCAACGCTGGTTCATCGGGCGGCAACATTACATTCACAGTGGGCGGAACTAGTAATGTATTGGTATTATCTTCTACCACAGCATATTTTGGCAGTGATGTTAGTGTGAGTGCCATTCAGAAAACTGGCAGCAATGCTGTGGGCAATATTGGATCCAGTGCCAACTACTTTAACCGTGTGTTTGCCACAGCCACCACAGCCTTGTACGCTGACGTTGCAGAACGTTTTGCCGCAGATGAGTTTTTGGAACCAGGCACAGTGGTAGAATTGGGCGGTTCGAAAGAGATCACTCGATCTCAGCAAGATTTAAGTGAAAATGTGTTTGGCGTGATAAGTACAAGACCAGCCTACACCATGAATGGTGGAGCCGGCGAAGACGACACGCACCCCCCAGTTGCAATGACTGGCCGTGTTCCGGTCAAAGCTGTTGGTATCATACGAAGAGGTGATAGGCTTGTGAGTGCTGGTTCAGGTGTTGCCAGAGCAGCCCAGCCCGGAGAAGCCACAGCATTCAATGTGATTGGTCGATCTCTTGAAGACAAACATTTGGAAGAATTAGGAACAATTGAAGCAATTGTTACAATCAAATAATTAAAGTTAGGAACAAAAAATGACATATTCAGCAGGAGGCTTAATCCAGGCCACAGACTACAATGGTTTTGTAAGCACCACAGCAGGGGCCAATATCAACGCAACTTGGAATACTGGTTATGGACAAACCGCTATATCAACAGTGGCAGCAGCAGGAACTGTCACAGCCACACAATGGGCCAGCCTGGTCAACACTCTTGCCAGTTTGGGCACACACACCAACACCGCAATCACTTCAAGATCAGCTCCCACAGCAGGACAAACTATCAGTATTTTGAGTGCAGTCAACACCGACATCACCAATGTTTATACCAACCGTTACAATGCTTACGCTGTAGGTTCACAATACACTGCATGGACTGGTACCAACAGTAAAACCGCAGCCACATCAGGCGCAAACTGGACTATTACATTTACCAACACAGTGACCTGGGCCAGTTCTGCCGCAGCCAGTTACTTTTTCAATGCCGGCGGAATTATCAAAATTGATGTCAGCAAAACATCAACTGGAAACACAGGTGATCCAGAATGGAATGACCTGGCCAACAATCTGTGCGGCGACATTTATATTTCTGGGCTGGCTACAGCACATACCATAGCCGGCACTTCATACACAGGAACAACCAAAATTGGTGGCACAGGCTCACCAAACACCTTGAGCACAGGCACTGGCTGGGACGCCTTGTCAGCCGGCGCTGCCGCTACCATTGTGTACAAACAATTTGCTGATACAGCACCATACACCAGTAATTTTATTCAACATAGCATTGCCAAAAATGCAGGATCAACAGCATTGACCATTACCACATTATGGTCAAACGCCGACAGTGATCCGATCACAGGTGGTACAGCCGCATCGGGTGCCACACCCGGTACAGCACCTTGTACCATTGTTACATATTTCCCACCTGAAACAACCACTCTAACCAACACCTGGGGTACACCCACTGTGGCTGCCACAACAAGTTAACCAAAAGGGGCCGCAGCCCCTTTACTTTTATCTATTTCCCCTGTATAATACACTATGGATACTAATGCCTTAGTTGCTCATGCACGAGCAAGATTTGATCATGCAGCCGCACGTCGGGTGCTAAAAGAAAAATACGAAGCACGGATGGTGTTTGCCCATGGGGGCGGTATGTGGCGTGCTGGGCCCGACTTGTTGACTGTACTACTAGCCTGCGCACAAGACAAGAATGTTGTGATCTTGGACTTGTATGAAACTCCAGTACAGATCACTGTGACAGACTTGTTTGCTTTGGCACACGAACGCTGGCAAGAACAAATGAATGCATGGAAAGTGGAATGGGACGAACTGAGCCAAAAGCGTTGACCCAAGGTGCGCTGATCTTTGCATTCAATAATGAATCTACGGATTACATTGCTATGGCAGCATGGAGTGCAAAGAACATTCGCAGGCATTTGAACTTGCCCGTGGCCTTGGTCACCGATGATCCTGCGGCTGCCGCACAGTACAAATTTGAACACATCATTGCTACTGTAGCAGACACTGGCGGCTCAAGACACTTTGCAGATTACAATACCACAGTGACCTGGCACAATGCCGGACGCATCAATGCCTACGAACTGTCACCGTTTGATCAAACCTTGGTACTGGATGCTGACTATGTGATAGCCAGTAATAGGCTATTAGAAGTACTAACAATACCACAGCAATTTGCAGCCTTCAAGGATGGGTTTGATCCCAGCAGTATGACCAACCTTGAAACATTTGGTGCGTACGATATGCCCATGTGGTGGGCCACTGTGATGATGTTCCGTCGTGGCAACATTAGCCAATACATATTTGATTCAATGCAAATGATACGCAACAACTGGCAACACTATCGAGACTTGTATGGCATCCACCAAAGCAACTATCGCAATGACTATGCCCTGAGCATTGCCTTGGGGCTGGTAGCAGGTGCTGAACAATCAGTGCATGAGATATTCTTCCCCTTGCTCAACGTCATGCCAGAACACGGATTGACTTGTGTGGAACAGGATCATTATGAAATTACATACACCAACACCGAAGGTCATATCAAAACTCTGAGTTGGGCTGGATTAGATTTTCACGCCATGTGTAAACAGCATTTGGAGGTGATAGTTGCAGCCCATTGATGAACAAGGTTACTTAATTGTTGCTGTCAACAGCGACACAGTTGATTATCAGGATTGTGCTAGAACCTTGGCCAAGACCATACGCTACTGGGATCCGTCTGCACGGATCTGCCTGGTCACAGACAGCTCTTACACTGATCCCTTGTACGATCACCACAGACAACTTGTGCCACAAGCCAATCCTTATGCCAACGATGCACAACTGTTCCGACTCACACCATTTCGTGAAACTATCAAACTGGAAGCAGATATGTGGATAGTGAGTCCCATTGTACACTGGTGGGATCAGTTTAGACATCGTGATGTTGTGATATCAACTGGCTGTAGAGATTGGCAGGACAACGTCAGCACAGCAAGAAACTATCGCAGGGTGTTTGACGCTAACAACTTGCCGGACGTGTACAACGCCGTGACCTATTGGCGGCGCAGTGAAACAGCTCGGGAATTCTTTGGCTGGGTGCGAGACATATTTGCCAACTGGGCAGAGTTTCGAAAACTCATAAAGTTTCCCGACGAAATACCATCAACTGATCTTGTGTATGCCATGGCCGCAGAGATCATGGGCAGAGATCGAGTCACAATGCCATTTAGCACATACCCAAAGATAGTGCATATGAAACGACACATAGCAGGAACGCAAACTGAACACTGGTTGGATGAACTGGTGTGGGAATATCAAGACATGCGACTGCGCATACAAACTGTGCCACAAACAGGTGCATTTCATTACCGTGTTAAAGATTGGCAAGCATGACCCCTGAAGAGTTTTGGTCTATACTGCACAACATGCCAGAACCCAGCCCGGTGTTTTATCGTTTGTATCACGATGATCAAGGGCATCCGCTATTCTACAGCATGGCAGATGAACCTGGTACATACATTGAGATTGATCAGGAAACTTTTGCTCGCAGTGCCACCAACGTGCGTGTGCGCGACGGCCAGTTGGTAGAAGTAACATGGTCGACCACAACAAAATTGATTCCTGGCAACTGTGGCACACCTTGTCATCCCGACAATGTTGCTGTCGTCGTTGCCGAGGATCAACCTCATACCCGCTGGAGTAAACGAACATATGAATCAAATTGATATTGCAGACTTGGACTGTGTATACCTAAGTTACGACGAACCTGAAAAGGAAGAGTTTTGGGTCCGGATCAAAAACATGGTGCCGTGGGCTACCAGAATAGATGGCGTCAAAGGGTCTGACGCTGCACACAAGGCCGCAGCCGCAGCCAGCACAACCGAACGTTTTATCTTGATTGATGGTGACAATATTCCTGATGCTGTGTTCTTTAATCAAACACTGACGTTTGTGACACCGGAGTGGGAACAGGCAGTGTTTCGCTGGCGAGCAAAAAATCACATCAACGGACTCATGTACGGCAATGGCGGAGTAAGCTCATGGACACGTGAGTTTGTGTTCAACATGCGCACACACGAAGCCACTGATGGTCGTACAGAAACAGAAGTAGAGTTTTGTTTTGATCCGCTATACTGGCCCATGTACGACTGCTACTCGACCACATATCCCAATGGGTCAGCATTTCAGGCCTGGCGTGCCGGCTTCCGTGAAGGTGTAAAAATGTGCCTGAACAAAGGCGCACGACCCACAGTAGAACAATTCCAACAACAAGTACACCAACGCAACTTGGATCATTTGACCATTTGGCACAACATTGGTGCTGATGTCAACAACGGTCAGTGGGCCATGGCCGGCGCAAGGCAAGGTACCTATATGACCATGCTCACAAACTGGGATCACAGACTGGTGCAAGATTTTGATGCCTTGGCTGAAATTTGGGACAGCGTAAAAGATTCAGATCCAAGACTGTTGGGAGGACGTGTGGCAGATGACCTGTACTCACAGTTGGACTTGCCCATGGCCATATTCGAAGGCGAACAAAGTCGATTCTTCAAACATCACTATCGTTCAAACTGGCACAACCGTGGTGTTATGGTCAGAGAGATTGATGTCATTAGACAGCAAGAAGGCTGGTAATGAACAAAGGCGACGAATCTGTAGGTAACAAAAGTAAATTTCTTTTGTCTGCTGAACAGATGAAAGACCAACTGGGCCCTGCACTTTGTCTAGCCAAATGGAAGCAGGTCAGTTTTCACTTGCCCACTGGACTCAACAACTCATGTTATCATCCACCACTGCATGCTATAGATCCCAAGGCCATTGCGGTTAACCCCAGTGCGCTACACAATACCGATCACAAAAAGGTCCAACGTCAAATGATGTTGGCAGGAGAGAAGCCTAGTGAATGTCAGTATTGCTGGAACATGGAAAACGAAGGTAAGTTGAGTGACAGACACTATCGTTCTGGTGAGCCATGGGCCGCAGTGGATTTTGAATCAATAAAGAACAGCACAGGAGCGGAAGATGTTATCCCCAGTTATGTTGAAGTTAATTTTAATCACGCTTGCAATCTCAAGTGTAGTTATTGTAGCCCTCAGTTCTCAAGTTCATGGCAAGATGAAATTTCGCGCCTGGGTGCTTACCCTACTAGTCGTCCACACAATGCTCCTGAGCATTTTATGGGACAACGTAGACCAATTCCAGTTCGAGAGTCCAATCCTTATATTGACGCCTTCTGGTCCTGGTGGCCAGATCTGTATCCACACCTAGAACACTTTCGCATGACTGGCGGTGAGCCACTCATGGACAAGAACACATATCGCGTGTTTGATTATGTGTTGGCAAATCCCAGTCCCCGACTGCATTTGAATGTGACCAGCAACTTCTCAGTAGACGAGAAGTCGTGGCAAAAGTACCTAGCATACGTAAAACAAATTTGCGATGGCCGTATCGAACACTTCATGCAGTATGTGAGTTTGGATGGCTGGGGTACTCAAGCAGAATACATGCGGCACGGCTTAGACTTTGAACTGCTGTGGGACCGAGTAAATCAATTCTTAACAGAAGTACCCAACTATTCAAGTCTTACATTTATCATCACAATGAACAACCTCAGTGTGACTAGTCTAGACAAGTTATTTGCTGGCATACTGGGACTGCGCAAGGTATACAGCAACACATATCAACGTGTGTGGTTTGACACGCCTGTGTTGCGTGAGCCTGCCTGGCAGAGTCTACAGATATTGCCCGAAAGTTATGCTGAAAAACTGGAATGGTTGTGGGCCTGGATGGTGCGACAGATTGAAACTGAAGAGGCACCGTTTAAAGGATTCAAGGACTATGAACTGCATAGACTGGATCGTGACATTGCCTGGATGCGATCAGCACAGTTGACAGATCACTCTAGAGCAAAAGCAGACTTCTATCGTTTTTTCAGTGAGCATGATCGTCGCCGTGACACAGACTTCTTGAAGACGTTCCCTGAGATGCGGTCATGGTGGGAGGAGTGTGCGTATCATGCTAGGCAATCGTAAAATCATTGTGGATGAGTGGGCTGAAGTATGGGATCTTTTGAAGCCCTATGCTGATGGTAACTTTTGGCAATGGCCTACAGAACTAGATCCCGAAGCAGTATACATTGTGGGCAGGGTTGTGTTGAAAGAAAACTGGCAGGCCATAACTGATTGGGCCACACAACATCCTGGGCATATTGTATTTTCCAATCCTGCTGAAGGCAGTGAAACTATATTGTTACAACTGCGTAGACTAGTAATTGCAAATCATGTACGCGATGGACGTATTGGATTACTAACATCTGGTGACCTAGAACCAGGATGGAACTACTGCCGAACAGACGGCTACTTTTCCAACATTGTAGAGTATTTGGAAAATCTTGATGCTGCTGCCCACAATGTGCAAACGCAACACAAACCCTATGACTTCCTATTTTTAAATGGCCGGCTACGTCCACACCGCAAGTATTTGATAGATGCATTTAGAGAACATAACTTGTTGGATCGTGCGCTATGGACCAATCTTGGTGATCGTGTAGAGATGACCTGGAGTAGTGCATTACATACTCAACTTGATGAACCCGTTAGATTGTTGCCTGCACAGTACGAAATTGCTCGTGCAGTGCCCAACATGGACACGGTTCCTACAGGATTTGTCAAACATCATTTGTTTGGTAACACCTGGGGCGATGCTATCGTAAACCCATTGGCCTATGTGGACACCTGTTTTAGTGTAGTGACAGAAACCATATTTGATTATCCTTACACGTTTCGTACAGAAAAGATTTGGAAGCCCATGATCATGTGTCATCCATTTGTGACAGCCGCCAATCCAGGATACTATAGAGATTTACACGCAGCAGGATTCCGCACATTTGGTCATTTGATTGATGAATCATTTGATTCAATGGATGACCCCGCAGATCGCGCCAATAGAATAGTTGACGTTGTGGCAGATATATGTTACAATGGTGCTGCCAGTTTCTTAGAGTCAGCCAAAGACATTTGTAAATACAATTACCAACATCTTCGTGAGCACAATGCTCGCGAACGTGCAGAACTTCCTGACCGATTGACCCAATACATCAATGAACGATTTAGAATTTAAAAGAGTATTAACTAACGGGTGTAGTTTTACTGCTAGATCAAAATATAAAAACTGGCCCGAGCATCTTCCTAATAATTGGAATGTAACAAATATAGCCAGTCATGCTGCTGGAAATCAGTGGATATGTGATTCGACTATTGTAAAAAGTATAAAAAATGACTATGATTTGGTATTGGTAATGTGGAGCGGATTAACCAGAATTGATGCACTAGTCAATGAAGTAACTTGGAACCAATTTTGGCAATTTAAAAATCGTAACGACTTAGAGGTACATTACGGGCACTGTGCCATCGGGGACAGCCCAAATTTTCCAATGTTAGACATAGCCAAACCAATTATAAAGTTTGGTGGAGTAAGAGAGCTAGTATTTGAATCATTAATGAATATATTGAAGTTACAATCATGGTTGGAATCAAAAAAAATTGATTATAGATTTATGAGTTTTATGAATTATTGGAATGACAGTTATGTTGAGAATAGGCAAGAATATCCAAGTGTTAAAAATTTAGGATTAGATACACTAATAAGTGAAATTGATTTCACTAAGTGGATATTCTCTGATGATAAAAAAAACGGACTTTTTGAATTAGCCAAAGATCAAAATTTTTTATGTGACAAGGATCATATACATCCTAATACACAAGCAGGAAAACTATGGGCCGATATTATTATTAAGAAGATAGAAAATGCCGCAATTTAGTAACAAAACAGATTTAGAATTTAAACAACAAGTGTTGGACCCTGTGTCCTCAAGTTTTTGTGCGGCAAAATGGTACAATGCTACCATTTGGTTAGGAAGTGGGCAGACCACAAGTTGCCATCACCCGCCAGCCCATTTGATTGACATTGATAAAGTCAATAACAACTCTAGGCTGCTGCACAATACTGATGAGAAAAAAGAAGACCGGCGTAAAATGCTGGCAGGTGAACGTCCTGCAGGTTGCGAATACTGCTGGAAGATAGAAGACATGCATACTGACGCTGTGAGTGACCGTGTGTACAAAAGTAAAATTTATCCCATAGAGGCCCTAAATGAAGCTGTTAAAACTCCCATCGAACATGATGTCAATCTTAGAACTCTCGAAATTAGTTTCGATCGCACTTGTCAATTTGCTTGTTCTTATTGCAATCCTGCTTTTAGTTCCACTTGGATCAATGATATCCGGAAACATGGCGCCTATGTCGGATTGGTTAGCGATGGCAGGAACCATTTTACTCACACTCATGATAGTAGTCAACTTTATAAATTCGGTGAGACTAATCCGTACGTGGAAGCCTTCTTCGACTGGTGGGAACGAGACCTACATCGAACCCTCCAAGAACTTCGAATAACTGGTGGTGAACCCTTGATGTCAGGCTATACCTGGAAACTGATTGAATGGTTCAAGACCAATCAAGGACGTAGCAATACCAAATTGGCTATCAATTCAAACTTGGGTATTGACATGGACAAGATGAAAGAATTTGCTGTGGCCGTTGCCACACTGCCCAAGGTGGATCTATATACCTCAATGGAAGCCACATTTGCACAAGCAGAATACATTCGTGATGGCTTGGACTATGACCAATGGCTCAACAATGTGTTGTTTTTGTTGGAAGGCCAGTTTGTCAGTGCTGTGCATGTGATGTGTACCATCAATGCCTTGTGCTTGGACAGTATTGTGGATCACCTCAACTTGATGCTAAGTTTGAAACAACGTTATGGCCGTGACCAAATCAACTTTACCTTGAACATTTTGCGTTTTCCCAGTTTCCAGAGTGCTCTGGTATTGCCTGACCACATACGTAATAATTATAGATTGCAGTTAGAATCTTGGTTGTTTCGTAATCGTGAAAATCCTTGCCTGCATGAACACGAAATCAATCATGTACAACGCCTGATTGATTATTTGGATGTGGTAAAAACTCCGCACTCGGAGGCATTTGACATGCCCAAGTTGTTGAATGACTTTGGGCAGTTTTACACACAGTATGATCAACGCAGAGACAAAGATTTTGCCGGATCATTTCCTAACCTAGCAGAATGGTATGACTCAATACAAATATAACAGCACTGATTTGGTACGGTCAACAGAACTTACCGAACGTGAGCATTTCTTGCTGACAGAGTCGAAAACATTTTGCATATATCCCTGGATACACTTGCATGCTTACCCCACAGGTGAAGCATATCCCTGCTGCCATGCTGAAATGAAACCAGGCATTGTGGGCAACTGTAGAACAAACACTTTAGAGGAAATATGGCATGGCCAGCCCATGCAACAACTACGTGCGGACATGCTGAGTGAAACACCACACGCGGCTTGCACACGTTGTTATGAACAAGAAGAATCAGGATTTTTCTCAGGACGCAGATCAGCTAACAAACATCATGGACATCACATAAAGAAACTGGATAAGAATCCTTTTGAAATGACCTATTGGGACATTCGCTTTAGTAACTTGTGTAATTTAAAATGTCGTAGCTGTGGACATATTTTTAGCTCACAGTGGTATCAAGATCAAGCCAAATTAGCAGGTGATGATTGGAAAGATCGTAACACCGTGCTGAACTATGCAGGTCGAACCGAAACTGACATGTGGGAACAGCTGGAACCACACCTGGACTATGTAGAGCAAATATACTTTGCTGGTGGCGAACCCTTGCTGATGGAAGAACACTACCGCATCTTGGAGGAGTTGGTCCGAAGAAAACGTTTTGATGTGCGATTGATTTACAACACAAATTTTACACACACTGAACTCAAGGGCCGAAGTGTATTTGAATATTGGAAACAGTTCAAAAGTGTAGCAGTGGGCGCCAGTTTAGATGGCATGGGATTGGTAGCCGAATACATACGCAAAGGTACTCGCTGGGCAGACGTAGTTCAAAATCGTCTTGAAATGATTCGTGTCTGTCCCGAAGTGGATTTTTACATTTCGCCTACATTGAGTATTATGAATGCTTGGCACCTGCCAGATTTTCATAAAGAGTGGGTGGCGCATGGGTTGATTCAAGCACAAGACTTAAATGTGAATATTTTACAAGATCCTGCACACTACAGAATAGACATTGCACCTGCTGAATACAAGCAACGGCTAGAAGAAAAGTATCTAAGACATCTGGATTGGATGAGCAACAGAGATCCATTGGGACGAGCCACGCAAGGATTTCAATCAGCTATTCAATTTATGAATGCCTCAGACAACACACATTTGATTGATCAATTTTGGAGAAAAACTCATGAGCTAGACGGCATCAGAAATGAAAACATCATGGAAGTTGTTCCAGAATTGGCAGCATTAAAATGAATATACCACACGATAAATTTTGTGTACTACCTTGGGTCAGCATTGAAGCTTCACCAATTGGTACCGTCCGACCTTGTTGTCTTGCTGATGATGAAATCTTAGATGATGCAGGCAACAAGTTTGAGTTGAGCACAGCCAACTTTGCAGATATACAAAACAGCAATCACATGCGGCGGCTGCGAGAACAATTTCTTGCAGGTGAACGTCCACAAACATGTCGCAAGTGCTGGAACGAAGAGCGCGGTGGCCGCACCAGCAAACGCATGCACACCCTGGATAGACTCAAGCATGCAATTGCGGACACAGAATGGGCTGCGGATGCCAAGCCCTTGATGTTCTTGGATTTAAAACTGGGCAACATCTGCAACTTGAAATGTCGCATCTGTGGCTCATGGAGTTCGAGTCAATTTGCTACAGAAGAAATCAATCAGTTACCACGAGAACAACAAAAGTCAAGCCATGCATACCAAATGTTACGTGCCGGTGCCTGGCCCAGAGAGAATCAGCAGTTCTGGCAACAGATTGACAGTGTGTTAACAGATATTCGATATATTGAATTCACTGGTGGCGAACCATTCATGATTGACGAACACTTTGATATGTTGCAAGGCATTGTTGACCGCGGCATTGCCGATCAAGTTGAAATACACTACAACACCAATGGCACACAATGGCCTGAACGTGGCGAAGCAATTTGGCAGCATTTTAAAACTGTGGAAATTGCATTCAGTATTGATGACATCGGCGACCGCTTTGAGTATCAACGTAGCAATGCCAATTGGCTGGAAGTCTGTGCAAATTTAGATCGTTTCAGAGATCTCAAAGAATGCCACAAAAACATAGTGTTACAAATCTGTACCACAGTAAACGTATTTAATGTACGTTATCTAGATCAAGTGGCTCGGTGGATTGATCAAAATAAAGAAAGTTTTAATTTTGTGTATTGGAACATGATGCACGATGCTTGGTATTTTAGTATTGCCACTCTGCCAGATACAACCAAGGCAGCAATCACAGAACATTTACGCACAGCAGATGTTCCACCGCAATATCGTGAGGAGTTTGATCGCATTATGGACTTTATGAACACAGGTGCATCAACAGATGGATTTATGTTGCGCATGAAAATTGCAGACTTGGATCGCAAACGCAATCAAAACTTACGTGACATCGAGCCCGAACTTGCTGATTTAATTGCATATGAATAATGAATTGCATATTACCGACACTGACTATGCAAACTTGGCAGGTCCAGAGTGGCCTCTCTATAATGATTTTCTTTCAGGAAACTACAAAGTCAGCAGCACGATAAAAAAAGAAATAGAACAAGCATTAGAACATGCAAGATCAATTGTTGTTGTTGACGAATGGTATCAAGATATTCCAATTGACAAATTAAGTTTATACGTAACAGCTGATGATTATATGCTAGGGGCAGGAAACAGTTGGCCCAGTTATGACGATTATATTGCTGGGACGAAGACAACAAATTTGTTGTTACAAAAAGAAATTGACAATTTTACAAATAGACATTTAATACAAGGAATCAAATTTCCAATTGACACTGCAACGGCCTGTCAGAGCAAATGGACCTGGAGTACAATTTATTTAAATCAACTTTCAACGGCCAGTTGCCACAGAGTAAATCCCATTCCTTTTGAATTAAAAGATTTTGATAATTTTCATAACATACCAAAAAAACTCCAAGACCGTAAACTGATGTTGCAAGGGCAATGGCCCAAGGGCGGCTGTGAATACTGTCAAGTAATAGAACATGCTGGCGGGCACAGCGATCGTCAACACAATTTAGAAATACGGGGATTGACTCCTCCAGAATTAGAAACTGATTCTACTGCCACACATGTAAGTCCGCGCATAGTAGAGATATTTGCACAAAATACCTGCAACTTATCATGTATATACTGCAATGGAAATCTAAGCAGTCAAATTGAGCAAGAAAATATCAAACACGGAGAGTTTAATGCCAATGGAGTTAAAATTCCAATAATCACAACTCCTACTCAGGCCGCAAAAGAATACTTTGATCGATTTATTTCTTGGCTGGAACGCAATGTAAACACTTTGAGTAGATTGCACTTGCTGGGCGGAGAAACATTTATTCAGCACGAATTGATGACCTCCGTGTTGGACATACTAGAAAAAAAACCCAATCCCAACTTGCAGTTTTGCATTTTTAGTAATTTGAATGTGCCAGACAGTGCGTGGAATCGTTATGTTCCTCGCATATTAGATTTGCAAAAACAAGGGTATATAAAATATTTTGATTTGACTGCCAGCATTGATTGTTGGGGACCTGAACAAGAATATGTTCGTTCAGGATTGAATTTAGAAAAGTTTGAAAAACGTTTTGCATGGGCAGCTGATCAAGACCCAACTCGGTTGAGGTTGAATGTAAATCAAACTGTAACTGGGATGACTGTGAAAACCATGCCAGGTCTGATTGAAAAAATCAAACAATACAGCAAGAACAGACACATTGGGCATTATTTTCAATTCTATACTGGAACACACATGTTCCAGCACCCCAACGTATTTGCCTACAGCATGTGGGAAAAAGACTTTGAAACCATACTTGCAACCATGCCAACTGATACTCTAGAACAACAAGAAGCTATACCTCGTATGGTTGGGTTACAACGCTATCTTCAACAGACTGTTACGCACAACTCTACGGAGATTAAAAAATTACATGTGTATCTTGACGAACTAGATCGTCGACGCGGAACAGATTGGCACAAGTTGTTTGGGTATCTAAAAGTATGAGTATGACTACACAAAAAATTAAGTTATTACATCACAACACTGAGTACACCCCTCTAACTTCACCAACAAGTCCTGTAGCCAAAATAGTAAATCAATATTTTGATACAGAATACTATGAACCAGGTGTGCATTATAATCCGGCAGATACTGTGTTGGTAGTGCCTTTATTCAACACCAATCCGTGGTGGCAATCATTTGTGAACGAAGGATTCAAAATGATCATTGACAATTTAACAGAGGTACCAGAACTAGTTCGTCATTTTTGGATTTTCACAGACGATCCTCGCGCATTGACATCTAAACCTGTGCCTACGTCTGCAATGGTGTTGCAAAGTCCTAACTTTTTCCGTTATGAAGACGCATTGAATTGGTTGTCAGCAGGATATGATCAATATAGACCACAACGTAAGTCATTGTACAAAGCATTGTTGTTGATGAATCGTAGGAAAAAACATCGTACTCAGTTGATTAAAAAATTAGGAACACAACTCGATCAGTGTGTTTGGAGCTATATTGAACAAGGTAAACAACTAAATCATGCAGATGTAGTAGATATAAATTGGCAGAGGTATCTCAATCCTGACTGGTTTGATCAGTGTTGTATTAGTATAGTGGCAGAAACATTGACGGAACCACCAGTTGATAGAGTACCATTTGTCACTGAAAAAACTTGGAAAGCTGTGGCCATGCAACATCCTTTTGTAGTGCTAGGAGAACCAGGCACATTACAGTATTTGCACTCTTTGGGATTTGAAACTTTTGAAAATTTATGGTCAGAAGACTATGACACAACACAGTCAACCAAGCGGCGAATTGGCCAAGTTGTAGAGAATGTTGTACAATACGACATGGCACCATTGGATAAACTAACATTGAAAAAGATCAAGCACAATCGCAATCATTTTTTTAATCGTGAAATAATTCATCAATTTGTCATGGACGAAATCGTTAATCCAATTCTTGAATATGCTTCAAAATAAATCAAACACACTGTGCATGGCACCATGGGTGCATACTTATTTGAGCCCGTTGACCGAACGGCGCATGTGCTGTGCGTCAAGAGAACCTGCACAAAACTTTCGTCAGTACATAGACACTGAGTCTGGTAGTAACCGGTATATTCCCATCACACTGGATGAACACTGGAACTCACCACACATGATGAGTGTTCGCAGCCGCATGATGGCTGGTGAAACACTGCCCGAGTGCGAAGTGTGCAATGACAAACTGTTGAACATTGATGTTTACCGCACATATTTTTGGCAATTGTTCAAGCATAAGTACCCTGACATTTGGGAGACCACTGACACAGCAGGACGCACCACAATGCAGCCTGTGAGTTGGGATTATAGATTTTCAAACCTGTGCAACTTTAAATGTAGAACCTGCGGTGACATGCTGAGTAGCAGTTGGGAAACAGAACAACGACAACACAACATGATTGAATGGTCGGACCCCAACAACAATTGGATGCGCCCTGAAGTGAGATCGACTATCACTGCATTTCAAGACAGCCAGATCGAAGCGGAGTTTGCCGAGGCAGTAGAACAGCATCGTGTTGAAGAAGTATACTGGGTAGGCGGCGAACCCTTGATGTACGAACAACATTGGCGTTACATGAAACGCATAGTTGAATTAGGGGACGGACCAAAGGTATATGCTAGATACAATACAAATTTATCCAGAGTGGATTATCGAGGTGTTAACTTATATCGCGATATTCTCAGCGGGCTGCGCGATTGGCAGATATGTGCAAGTCTCGACGGCACAGGCACAATTGGCGAATACATTAGAACAGGCCTTGACTACCATCGCTGGCTTGACAATTTTGGTGCGGCAGTTGCGATCCAACGTAACCGACGTCAAGTACGAATTGACTTTACGCTCACTCTGCCCGGAATGTTCGAAGTTACACGCATTAAACAACTTGCCCAAGAATATGGAGTCGAAGTCCTGGCTAAAGTAATGTTTTCATTCTCGCCTAACATTGTGATGAGTCCATTGGCCTTGCCTAGACATTTATTAGAACCTTGGATAGATGAACTTGTGCCTCAAGTGGATGGTGCGTTACGTGACATGCTGACACAGTTAAAAACCCGTCAGACTTTTGAAGAACAATGGCCAGATTCTTACCGTCGAGGCCTTGCAAGTGGCCGAGATCGTGTGTTACAATTAGAAAGCATACGCACACAGAAGATCACAATGAGTGAAATACTTGCTGATCGTCCTGCGGTGCTAGAATGGTGGAACAACATTGCTTGATAGAATTGAAATAGACCTACGTGGCGCACACACGCTCACACTGTACATTGATGTCTCAGACAACAGTCTCAGTCGTAAATGGCTGACAGCATTGAACAACATCATACGTGATGATCTGCATTTGGAAAAGAATTATTGTTGGATGGGCTGGACCGAGAGTCCTCGCAACGCCGAATACATCATCAATCAAATCAACGCCAGTATTGCGGTCATCAACACAGCCAATCTGGGTTATACCATCGATGATCATTTCACAGTAGAAGGCACCATACAAGACAATCTAGACGTTAACCATGAACGTATGAATTGGTTGCATCGATACTTTGAAGATTTACAAGGGCACTCGGGCCATATGAGTGCTTACTGGAAAAACGCCAACGCCGTCACACGCTGGCACATACGTCAACTGAACTTGCTGTGTCACGAGTACGAAAGCCTTGTGCTCAGCATGCGCAAAGTCATACAAGCACCTGAGTGGCGTAGACCCAGCCAGCTGATGTGTTGGCTTAACGCACCACGTTTTGCATTGGATGTTGAAGATTATGAATTGTTTGGAATTGAAACAATAAATCGCAAAATGGGCGGAGTATATGTTGGAGTCAACAAAGCAGTGAGTAAAACACACTGGGAAGTGTTCAATGACGAAGGCACTGGAATAGATCAACTGATAACAACCAGTATGCGCAATCAAATTGAAGCCGCTGGAGATTTTGATATTGAATGGGCTAGAGATCCCGGTGCATATGAATGGCAAATTAAAAAATTAGTTGAGTTTAGACAATGGCTAACAGTAAATGGATTTGATCCTGAAGACCGATCATTGACCATTGGTCATCCTAAGGTGGCCCAAGTCAATCTTGCCAAAACATTTGGCACCCTGGATTACAATCAAATCTGGCAGCAGCTGGGCACACATTTGGATGTGTATAAAATACGCACCAGCGACGCCGAAACTACATATAAATATTGCTGGAGCGATGCAGACTACGCTGAACAGCAAATAAGGAGATTGAAATGAACTGGATACGCAGGATTTGGGACAGAATCACATTGGAAATACGTTATCGTAAAAAATTAAAAGAACTTCGCAAACGTGATCCGTTTATCTACAAATGAGTTACTTAATAAAGTCTGATTATTTCCCAGCATCGAGCGAACATATGTTTACGCCGTTTGATTCTGAACAACAGTATGCTAAAAATCAATCTAAATTAGGTCATGCCTGGCGCTGGTACAATTCTAATTTCACTTATCGAATAAACGATTATGGCTACCGCATGAACAAAGACTTACATGAAGTTGACCTAAGCAACTACATGGCTTTTTTTGGTTGCAGTTACACAGTGGGCGCTGGCCTCCCACTGGAAGAGACATTTGCACACAAAATTGCTTATCTCGCAAACATGGACTATGTCAATGCCGCAGTATGTGGATCCTCGGCAGATTTTGTATTTTATAATTTTACCAAATTGGTATCAACTGTGTCGACTTTACCAAAAATAGTAGTAATAAATTGGCCGGAGCCTATACGTACATTGTACTGGTATAAAAACAGCATAGTAGATTTTTTGCCACATTTCGCCCCCGTCTTAGACCATCCAAAGCTGCCAGAAGGAATAAAGTATTGGCACGACTCTTACAAATCTCACATATTTGAGGAAAGTAATTATACAAATCGTTTTGAATATATTAGACAAAACATAATTACACTTTGCAAACTAGCCGGAATACAATTATTTGAATTTACAGTTGATGATATTCAAAATTCAAACATCTTGCACATACCTCCAATGCCGCATTGGCACCAAGATAAATTACAAGGGCGGGCTTTGGTACTTTTTGCCAATGAGTATTTTGCCCGGGACATCATGCCTAGAAAGCACAGGATTCATGATTATTTCAAATCAAACCCGGGCCTGACTGGATGGGCACACCCGGGCGTTCCATATCAAGATCGTGTGGTTAAAGAATTTTTTTCAAAAATTACCATATGAACATATTAGGTATTTCGGCCGGCTATCATGATGCCGCAGCCACAGTGATCAGCTCACGAGGTGACATTGTATTTGCTGCACATGCAGAACGCTACAGCAAGAAGAAGAATGATGCTGATATCAACCTTGGCCTAATTCGGGACGCATGTGACCAAAATTTTGACGTTGATCATATAGCCTACTATGAAACACCATGGAAAAAACAACTTCGCCAGTGGTACAGTGGTCAAGGCATAGAGTGGAACAAGTTGACCACTCAACAAGTTTTAAAACAACAACTGCGAGGATGGTTTTCGTACACGCCCTACAGTTGTCACAGTCACCATCTCTCACATGCAGCAGGTGGATTTCAAACGTCACCATACGACCGTGCTACTGTGGTGGTAATTGACGCCATAGGCGAGTGGGATACCATATCAATCTGGGGAGCAGAATATGACAAACGAGGACAAGCAAGATATCGACGACTGTGGTCGCAACGATACCCTCACAGCCTGGGTCTCTTTTATAGTGCAATTACTCAGCGTGTGGGCCTACACCCACTAGACGAAGAATACATCACCATGGGCATGAGTGCTTATGGCGATGATCATTACAATCATGTGATGGAATCAGTGTTGATTCGCGACCCTTATGAAATAGAATTTGGGCAAAACTTACACACCGGAGTCACGGATGATTTTATGGGCGGTCTCAGCAATGAAGACATTGCTGCCAGTGCTCAACGATTGTTAGAACGCCTGATAGGCAATGTCATGCGTAGAGCTAGAGATTTTGGTTGGAGCACCAATCTTGTGTATCAAGGTGGTGTTGCACTCAACTGTTTGGCCAATAGAACTCTAGGAGAATATTTTGACAACATCTGGATCATGCCCTGCCCGGGAGACGCTGGGTCAAGTCTTGGTGCGGCTGCCCTTGCGTATGGTAAACGTCTGCATTGGCACAATGCGTACCTTGGTCACAATATTTCTGGCCCTTATCCTGTTGGTGATCTTGTCCGCAGTTTACTTGACACTGGCATTGTTGGAGTGGCCTCTGGCAAAGCTGAATTTGGTCCCAGAGCACTGGGTAACCGGAGCCTACTGGCTGACCCCCGAGGCAAAGAAATCAAAGACCGAGTAAATGAAATCAAACGCAGACAAAAATTCCGACCTTTTGCCCCTGTTGTTTTGGCTGAACTGGCTGGCAATTATTTTGATATGCCTAGCGGCTGGCATACTCACGACTACATGCAGTCAATAGCTCGTTGCCGGTCACCTGATCTCTATCCTGCCATATGCCATGTTGATGGCACCAGCCGAGTACAAACAGTGGCCAAAGACGGTTCGGGCATAAGACAGTTGTTGGAAGCATGGTATGCCAAAACAGGTTGTCCCATGTTGCTCAACACCAGTTTGAACATACGTGGCGAGCCCATGGTCAACGATCGTGCGGATGCTGATCGTTTTGAAACAAGATACAATGTAAAGGTATATTCATGATTAAATCTACAAAAACTAGATACAGTGACAATTTCAGCTACTACACCACCGATGAAATGATTGGGCGCAGTTTAGATCTCTACGGAGAGTACAGTCAATTTGAACTGGAATTTTTGTTGGCCATGCTGAACGAAAATTCCGTGGTCTACGATATAGGAGCCAACATAGGTTACCACACCACAGCATTTGCCAGTGTGGTCAAGAAAGTTTATGCGTTTGAACCGCATCCTAAAAATTATGC